GTTTGCATTTCTCTCTTGTTCATATATGCCAGATGAGGCGGCATTCAACTCTACTGGAAAAGAATCTTTAGGTTCTGCAAGGGTTCTAGCAAAATCTAATTCAACTTGAAAGAAGTTTGATAGAGCTGGAGCTCCTAGAGATACTCTGAACTGGTCTAAATTCTTTACTATCCTATCGTTGCTGAAATAACTTTTCTGTTGCCTGGCCATCTAAATAAAATATGACTTATCATACTATGTATATGTCTTATAAGGGAAAATTTAGGCCAAAACATGTAAAAAAGTATAAAGGTGATCCCACTCAGATCGTTTATAGATCATTATGGGAGAAAAAGTTTATGCAATATTGTGATCTTACTGAGAGTGTGAGTCAATGGCAGTCTGAGGAATTCTGGATTCCATATAAGAATCCCATAGACAATAGGGTACACAGATACTTTCCAGACTTTTTTATCAAGTACAAGGACGGCAACGGTAAAAGTAGATCAGTTGTAGTCGAAGTTAAACCTAAAAAACAAATTAAAGAACCTAAAAAGAATCCAAAGAGGAAAACTCAGGCATGGCACTATGAAGTTAAAACATGGGTCGTAAATCAGGCAAAGTGGGAGGCTGCAAAACAATTCTGTGCCGATAGAAAGTACGAATTTAAACTGATGACAGAAGATGATCTAGGTATTTCACATGATCGCAGACGATATTAAAGAACAAGCTAGTGTTGAACGAAAGCCTGACTCATGGTATGTTGGTGCTTTAGAACAGGCACTGATAGAAGTACAACAAAGAACTGGTCAAACATTCGATCAGGGTGGGGTTAAACAAGGAGACTTGTTTTTCTTTTCATATAATGCTGGGTCATCACAATATTTGCAATTTTGGGATGTTCAACCCTTAGCTGTGGTTGTAGGATTTTATGAAGATGGGTTCTTGGGATGTAATCTACATTACATAAATCCAGATTATCGTGATGTAATTGCAAATAACCTACTAAATAGTCGTGGAGAATCACCAATTCCTAAAAACAGCATACATAGATATAAGTATTCTGGTATCAGAAGTATGTTCAAAGTTCCTCGTGATGAGGATTGGGCAGAAATATCGTTATTTCCTACTGAACAATTTGTAGATCATAGGGGTATGAGGTATCCCAAATATAAAGCTTTCAATGCTCGTCATCAACGGAGAAGAAAATAGTGGCACTATTTGAAGAAACAGTAACAACTCGAACAAGAGCTAATAATTACTTTAACCAACAAACAAATCAAGGTTATATTAATGGTAATCCAGTTGATCTGAATGAGTATAATAGGTATGTTAATTTAGATTCAGACCAAAAACTTGAAGAATATGGTATACCAAATCCAATACCAGCAAATCAATATGGCCAAGAACTTAATATTGATGTACCTATCACTCAAAGAGATAAGGATGGTAATGTCACAAATTATAAGGTTTTCTATAGTGAAACTGAGGGAACAACTATTCGTCCAGTAGACGCAAATGGTGAGCTTAAACCAAACGAGCCACCGATATACAAAAATGGAGTTTTTGATAGATCCCAGTTAACAAGTAATGCTAATATATTTGTGCCAGGAGACGAAAGGTGGAGTAATGCTGAACTAGATCAAATTGATGAAGCAGTAAAAACAAGCACTTCTAATCATATCAATGCAACTGCACCTGGCACTGTAAAACCATCATGGGTTAAGAAAGAAAATATCAAGGTAAATCCTAGAAACTTGAACTCATTGATTGAGTTGCAAATGTGGAACAAGAAAGAAAATTATCCGACAAGTGGTACTAATTCTGGGTCTGGGCCAGGATATGAAGGTGGTTCTGGTAATGGTCTAGCATTGATGGAGGGAACCAAAAAAGCATTTGCTGGTTCTGAAGCTGCAGATGGCATGTTTAAAAAGATAGTCAAATATCCAATGGATATGGCTAATAACATGGATCATATGTTCATACAATGTTATTCATATCGTGCTCCGTATGCAAAAACTTTTGACGGTAAGTACGGAGAAGGTCTTTTGCAGCCTGGCAAAAAAAGAGAAAGTGGTTTAGCGTTCGGTGCTGAAAGATATAGTCCATATAAAAAGAAATTAGGTGCTGGTATCAAACTACCGATGCCTAACAATATGATGGATGAGAATGGAAGAAGTTGGAGTGAAGAGTCTATGACCAATAAACAAATGGGTAGTGCTCAGATAGCTGGTAAAAATGTGATTGGTAGTTTATTAACAGGAGATTTATTTGGAACAGGCCCTACCATAAGAAATACGGCACTAAATGCAGAAATGTTGACTCAAGAATCTACTAGAGGATTGATTTCAGCTGAGAAAATAGCACAATTAGCTGCAGACTCTGGATTAACTGCTGAACAGATAATGCAGAGAAGTGTTGGTGTTATATCTAACTCTAATACAGAATTGTTATTTGCTGGTGTAGTTTTAAGATCATTTGAATATCAGTGGACTATGAGTCCTAGAAACAGATTAGAAGCTGCAAACGTTAGAATGATTATTCGTGCATTTAAACAGTGGTCTGCACCTAAGAAAACTAGAAAGGTTGATAATGGAGAGAACACCAACGTAGGTAAAGCTGGTGGCCCTTCATTCTTCTTAGGAACTCCAAACATATTCAGATTGAGATTTGTTACTAATGGTAATAGAAGTATTCTTGGTGTGAATAAATTTAAACCATGTGCTTTAACTAACGTTAGTCTTAACTATACACCAGAAGGTCAATGGTTGGCATATGAAAATGGTATGCCTATTGCAGTAAATATGTCTCTAAGATTTGCTGAATTAGAACCAATATATGATACAGATTATAGTGAGGATGTTGCAGAGGATAGACAATATGATCCTAATGATCCAGAATCAACTGGAGATCTTTATCCGATCAGTGAAATAGATCAAAACAGTCCATACAGTTCAGACGTAGGTTACTAAAATGCAAGGATATTTTTCTTATTTTCCAAACTTAGCGTATGTTTCTAGAACTACGGATAGATCATCTAATGATGAGTTTATACCTGTAAAGAACATATTCAGAAGGCCTAAACTTCGTGATGACTTAAAAAATGTAATAACAGCATTTGAAGATTATATTATAACTGGTGATGATAGACCAGAACAAGTCTCTGAAAGAGTGTATGGAGATCCTAGATATGATTGGGTTATCTTGACCACAAATAACATTACTAAAGTCAGAGACCAATGGCCCTTGAGTGCTAATGACTTTCAAAATTATATCTTAGCAAAATATGGAACTGAGGAGAGACTATCAGAGATTCATCATTATGTTACTGAGTTATTACTAGATGATTCTTTTAGAGCAGTTGTTCCAGAGGGATTAATTGTAGATTCTAATTTTGAAAGTAGATATCTTGGAGATGGCTCAGAAATCACATATAGTGGTACAGATCTTCCTAATCTATCAACTGTGGATAATGTAGGCACAGTGAGAGATGCAGATGGTAATGTGGTATCACATACAAATGTATTTTCTGTATCTAACTATGAATATGAAGAGAATCAGAATGAAGCAAAAAGAAGAATAAAAGTATTACAACCTCAATACTTAGACGTAGCAGTTTCTGATATGAGAAAAATTATGAAATATAGTAAATCTTCTCAGTTTATTAGTAATAGACTAAAAGGAATGTATAACCCCAGATTGAGTGGGTCATAAAAAAAGGGGTCGTAAGACCCCTTTTTTATTGTTTACTCTTCTGCGAGTTTTTGGAAGTAACTCAGAGCATCATCTTCATCTTCCGTCGTTGCGGTTGCAGCAGCAGAGAGATTAGATATCTCGTTTAGTTCCTCAGTGGATGGGCGATTTAACCCTTCACTTAGATCTTCTAGTTCTTCGGTGTCCATTTGAGGTGTGACAACTGCCTTTCTGGCAAGAACTGAATCTAAACGTGCTTTAAGTTCATCATAAGACTTAAATTGATCAGCAGCAGTGAACTCACTGAGGTCATAGATCTTATCATAGATCTTTTCTAACTCAGCATCATCATCTAAAAGTGCTTCTGTCTTACCAAACTCTGAACTATCATAGTTCCAGAATCCAGCAACTTGTTTAATCTTCAACTTGAAGTTTGCACCTTTCCAGAAATCAAAAGGATTGATTGGTTCTTCATCTTCAAACTCAGGTTG